CCTTCGGCACGATCTCCATCGCCTGCTCGGCAAGCCGCTGCTGCTCTGCTGTCAGGTGCATCCCAGCACTCTGACGCATGCAGCCCAAGTGGATAGGCCGCTACTCCCCCTCCACCGGCAGCAACGCCACCGCCTCGTCCCAAGGGATCACCTCAACGGCAGGCAGCAAGACGGCCTTGTCGGCCGCTTCCCACATCCCCTGTAGCAGCCCGCCCTCGCCCACCTCCGTCAGCACATCCGCCGAGAGCATGAGCCTGCCGTCCGTCAACACGCGAGGCATCGGCACGCAGTTGGTTGTGCCGTGTTCGGCGTGGAGTTCCGCGAGCCGCTGGGCCAACTGCGGAGTGAAGACCAGCGCCAGTTTTTTGGCGTCGGCGTCACTGATCGGGATGGCGATGTCTGAGAGGCTCATCACGCCCTCCCCAGTGCAGCAGCAAACGCCGCAAGCGCGGCGTCATACGACGCAACCTGCGCGGCTGACATATTCAGCCCCGCTGAATACGCAGAAATGCGGCAGTTGGCGTATGTTTGCGTAACTACGTTCCTGTTGTTGAGCGCAAACACATACAGAGGGTAGGTATTTGCGTTTGTGGCTGACCCAGCCGCAACGTCGGTTCCAACAGACACAGAGTTCGCGTAAAGGATGCTGCTTGATGCGCTACCTGTGCCTACAAATCTTGCCGAAGAGTAGGTCTGGCTGTTTTGAGGCTGGGGAAAGTTTGTCCCATAGTTGAACCAGACGTTATTGCGTGGACTTGTGTTGTAGGACACCAAGCATTGATTGAATCTTGGCGAAGTGCCGTCGCCGTTTGTATCGGCGCCAATCATTCCGGCATTGTTTGCCGTGAAATTGCCTGCCAGCACCGAAAGGTGATAATTCTGCGGCGTTGTGAAGTTCATCGGCAGGCCAGTGTTCAGGAACTTGCTGCTGCCATTCCCTTGCAAGCCGCCTGTCGACCCTGTCTCCGCGTAATCCCCGCTGACGAACGGCCCATTGTTCGTATCGGTGCTGTTTCCAAACTGCGTCCCGCCCAGCGACGGCCCGCGATACAGCGGCACAAGGCACGCGGCCAAGCCGGTGCCGCAGAATAGATTCAGCCGATAGAAGCGATCCCTCAACCCCGCCGCGTCGATGGAGTTGCAGAACGTATTCACCGCCGTCGCCGTAGCAGACGAGACGCTGCCGCCGTTGGCGTAGACCCGGTTCACCCAGTCTTGGGCGTCAGCGTTGGACACCTGTGGAACAAGCCCCCACTTCCGGTTGAGGTATCCAAGCATCAGCGCCTGCTCTCTGGAAGACAGGACTGTTGCCCGATTGAACATTACGAGTTCGCAGAGAGTTCCAGATAAGCCAAAGGACTGCGAAGTTGGAGACAGGCTTCCGATTGTTAGGTTTAGCAGTGGCGCGCCAGTTGCCGGATTTCCAGCGCCTGTGGTACTTGCAGTAGACGCAGCGCCGTAGTTTGTCGTTAGGAGCATTCGGTTCGCGGCGGTGGCGTTGCTCAAATCACCGATGATCTGCAAGGCACGCGGCACGCCAGCAGTTTGATTACCCATATTGCGGGTGATGACAAAGTTTCCAGCATTCGTCGTCGTCACTTCAGCGCGAACATTGTTCGACGCTAGAGTGCCAAAGTCATGCCAGCAATAAAACGATCTGATGCCCTGCGATGAATCTCCAGTTGCAACCAGAGTCCTAATCGCGCCGCTGTTTGCCTGCCATACAGCGTAGATCGCATATGGCTGACTGCCATCATGCAGAAATGACCATTGCGTCGAAGGAACGCTGGACACCAGCCTGCGAGTGCCGTCGAACGTCAGGCAGTTGCGTCCGTTTTGAGCCGCCAGCGATGCCGTTGGCCTCGCGCTTCCCAGCGACTGCGTAAAGTGCCTGTTGTTCCCACTCTTGTCGCGCCAATACCCCACCGGATCGCTGGTCGCCGTTGCCTGTGCGTGGACGCCCGCGATCCCCCACTTCGCCGCGAGGTAGGCTTCGACGCGGGCGCGGTCGGCGGTTGAGAGGGCGGTGTTGAAGTGGATGATCTCTGCGATGTAGCCGTTGAGGTACTCCGATGATGCACGCGCGCCAATCGTCACCGCTTGACTCAAACTATGGCTCGCCGTCTGCCCTGTGGCCGTCGCAGAGGACAGGCCATCAAGAAAGCCAGTCGCTGTAGCGGTCGATGTGACGGTGTAGATTCTCGTCGCCGTCGTCGGATTGACGCTTGCCGTGAGAACCTGCGGCGCCCCAGCGTTCTTCTGGAGCAGCCAAACCGCTGGGTCAGAACGCACCACAAGGCCGAAGCCGAGCGAGGTTCCGTCTGCGTTCAATTTGGTGTAAACGCCCTTGTTTGCCGTTGACGTTTGTCGAAACACAACAAAGTAGGTCAGGTCGTTTGAGTTGAACGCGGCATTGGCGGCGACCGTCATCGCAGTAGCGGTGCCATCAAACGTCATCACGCTCCTGCCGTTGAGGCCACCAGCCGTCAGCGTCGGCCTTGCACTCCCGCTCGCCGTCGCATGGTTCCCCTGCCCGCTCTTGTCATTCCACTGGCTCACCAGCCCGCCTGACTGCGTGATGCTGGCCGCATCGCTCGCATCCCACCACCCCACACACCCACTGATCTCCGTAGGTGCCGACACCGCCGTCACCGGCCCAGCGTCGGTGGTGTAGAGCGACTGCGTGTCAGCCGCGTCCAGCCAGAGGGCGAGGCCGGAGATGGAGCGCGGCGTGAAGGTGCTGCCGGGACGAAGGGTGCGGGGGTTCATGCCCATGCGATCAGTTCCTTCCCTCGTCCACCCCGTTCGCTGCCGCCACCTTCGGCTGCAAGGCGTACAGCAGCCGCGTCTGCTCGTGGACGGCTTCGGCTATGTCACGCTGGGTCAGGGACATCTCCCGGAGGAACGCCTGATGGGCCTCCACCATCGGCAGCACGATGTCCACACGCACGAACCACAGCACGAGGCTCGCCAGGACGAGGCCGAACCCGTACCGCTCCAGCATTCGCAGGGCTGTCTCGTACACTTCCACGCTGCTCACGCCTCACCTCTTGCTGCGCACTGCCATCCGGCCAGTTTCACGCGATTGGCCGATCTCGATAGCCACCACTCCAGGACGTGCTGCACAATGGCGGAGATCGCCGCCGACAGGATCAGCGTCCAGAAGAATCCGTAGGTCTGCTCGCTGCCACGCAGCGCCTCGTAGGTGGCGGTCACTCTCTTTGTGGTCGCGTCCAGGATCTTCTCCTCCTCGACCGACCCTCTGCTCGCCGCCATCAGCGGCTCAATCGGCCACTCCGTCACGGCGATCAGCACCAGATCGTTGAGACGCTCCTTCCCCACCAGCCGGGCTCGGACTGGCAGGCGGCGACGGACGTATGCGCACAGTTCGTCGGCTTGCATGGTCACTTCCTGCACGTTCCGCTGAGGCACTGCTGTGGCTTGGGCCGGTTCTTAGCACACGAGCACGTCGCCGGGCATTCACACCACACCCGCGTGATCCCGTCTCCTGTCGGCACCATCCCCGTTCCCCCGCACTTGCCGCAGCACTTCACCGGCTGCGGACTGGGCTGCGGAGGCAGCACGTCGGGGGCAAACGCGAGCCATACGGCGACAGTAGCGACGGAAATCTTCATCCGAGAATCTCCCGTGCGCCCCAGTCTTTGAGCGTCCGCTTAGGAAAGCCCACCACGTTCGATACTGCATACGTTCCCCCCTGCGCGATCATCCGCTGGGCCGTCTGCTGGTCGATCCAGAACGACCCCTCCGGCTGGTCATGCACCTTCGGGCCTGTGTGAGCGTTCCAGCCCCACGAGTTCTGCACGCAGAAGCGGCAGTCATTGGGACGGGTGTCGTCGGCCGCGTGCCACTGCATCGCGTGGTGCCATGTCCCGGACGGGCGGATCATGCCCTCCGAGTTCCGCTTCATCCCGGCGAACCCAACGTCCGAGCAGCACACCAGCCCGTACCCATTGGCGATGGCGTCCCGTGCCTGCTGCCACGTCGTCACCAGACTGATCGTCCCGATGTGGTGCTTCTTCGCCTCGCTGGTCACCTCCGCCGGAACGCCACGCGAACCCCACCGCATCCCCACCGATGCGTTGTATTCCGTGAGGTCGAGCCCGAGCGGGTCGTACTTCTTGCGGAGCATTAGCCCGCCGGTCTTGTGCGCCCACTCCACGATCCGCGAGCAGGTGGCCCCCTGACCGCCGTGACCACGAGCGCCGTACAGCGGCTCCGTCGCCGTCCGGTCCACCCAGTCCTCTGTCGAGTGCAGGTCAGGGTCGTTGGCCCGAGCCACGTCCGCCCCCCCACGCACGGCATGACTGACGCAATCGCCCGTCGTTTGCGTCTCGTCGTAGGGCTTGCGGCCCGTCGCCGTCTCCCAGTGGACGACCGCCTTGAAGGCGAGCGACAGTTTGCCAGCCCCGCTCCCAGCCAGTGTGCCACCGAACAGCGGCATGGGCAGCGACCGCAGCAGACGGGCGGTGGCATCGGGGTCGCAGTACGAGCCCATGAGCCCGTCGTTGTACGCCCGAACGATGTCCTCTGGTGAGGCGTAGAACTCCGTCATGCCCCACCTATTTGATCGCCGTAAACGCCCGTGCCGCCTGCTGCCGCAGTTCTTGGGTGAGCGGCAAGTCCTTGTCACCGATGGCAGCCAGCAGGTACTCGTCGAGCCGCTGACCAAGCCCGGCGTACCGGCCAACCATTCCGGTGTTCTCAAAGGCCATCGACAGGGCGTACTTGTACCGTGCCCGCAGGTCGAACAGCGTCTTGCATACCGGCTGCTTGGCAGACCCGTCTCGCACTACGATGTCGGCCATCGCAGCGTGAAACCCGTGAAGGATCGCGGCGTCGGCGGCACTGACGCCAGCCAGGACGCCAGCGGGCTGCGGCACAACCGGATTCACGACGGGCTTGCGGGGCAGGACGGTGGCCGTCATGGCCCCAATGCCAATCAGCAGGCCCGCCCAGATTGCGACCGTCCGTGCCATGACCTACCGTGCTTTCTTGGGGAGTTCCTTCTCCGCCACCAGAGCGGCGATCAGCGACCGAGCCGCCGCCGCCACTGCACCCTCACCCGCCTCCTCAGCCTGCCCCGCCAGGACGAACAGACGATTTACCCACCCGGCCCGGTCAGCCGGTGAGACTCCCGGCGACCGGGCCGCAGTCAGGTACGGCAGGGCAGACGCCCCCGCTGCCACAGCAAAGGCGGCGGCGGCGAGCAGATACAGCAGCATCAGTCCACCTCCGCCTGCGATACAGCCGTGACCAGGGCCACGATGTACCGGAACAACTCCTCCCCCTGTGGACTCAGGAGGCACGCCTCCACCCGCTCACAAAGATCGTCGTCGATGGGCGTGGCCGTCTTGGTAGCGACAAACCGCATGAGTTTGAGCGCCCCTTCTGCCCGTTCTTTCGCCGTGTCGGCGGCGGAAATCTCGGACAGCAGCGACAAGGCTGGTGCCCACTCCACCAGCATCTTGACCTTCTCGGCTACGGTTGCCATGCGGCTTCTCCTTCTGGCGGGCCACCCACTTCACCAGAAGATTTATGTCCCGCTCGGGCTTACACAGGGACAGGAGTTTTCGCCGCACGATCTCGGGATCGAGGCTCAAATCCCGGCACGTCTGGTCAAACGTGAACTCCCCTCCGGTGCCGTCAAAGGCCCACCTGTAGGCGGCTACCTGACGGCGCAGGATCTCCCACTCCTTTCTGCTGGATGGGAGCATCTGCCTGTAGCCCAGACGCCTGTGGCGACGGCACAACTCCCGAACGTGGTAATGGGTCCGAACGAGAACTTCTGCACAAAACCTCCTCCAGCCAGTCTCGCACTCCTCAACGATGTTCTCGTCGTCGTATTCCGTTACGGCGACGGCGATCATTATTTTGTCGGTGCCTCACAATAGCCGCTGCGGAGAGTCCCTTCGTTGAGGTGCGGCCAGACCTCAAGCGAGTGGATTGCAGCCATGACATTCCAGGCTGCGTGGCCCAAGTGATCCTCGTCCCGGTTGCCGGAGAGGAACATGTAGATGTGACGCAAGGCATGGTTCAGCATGTCGTTGGCGGGCATGCCCTTCTCCCAGTTGAAATCGCCGTACTTCGCGGCCCCCTCCGCGCACGCCGCCGCTACAGCCGCCAAGCCGATGGGCGTGATGAGGTCGTACCTCGTCGCCTCCGCATCGCTCGACCGCACGGCACCGCTGGCGTACTTGACCGACCTGTCCTCAGTTACCTTTATCACTTGACTAACTCCTTGTAGCGCGACTCAAACAACTCCTTCGCCTGCGTCCAGCAATACGGATTCACTGGCCCACACGCAGGCTCCACGTCGATCCCCCAGTCATGTGAGCAGGAGATCAAGTCTCGTTTCTCCGCCATCAACGCCCGCAGGTCGGCCTGCTTCACGTCGGGCGGCATCGGCCACGACAGCCGGAACACGCGGGCGATGGTGCGTTGCACCCGCTCCTCCAGTTCACGGTAGCCGGGCAGTAGGTTCTTCAGCGGCGTGGCTACGTCCCCCAAATACGCCTCGCTGGCATCATGCAGCAGCCCCCACAGGGCGTTCTCGGGCTGCGTGATGCGGCTCACCATGACGCTGTGCTGGGCCACCGAATACGGGCACTTGGAGTGGCCCGTGAAACGGTTGATGAGGGACAGGGCATGCGAGATGTCGGGCAGTCGAACGTCCTCCTCGCTGAAGTGGGCGAGGTCGATCAGCCTGCCGGTGTATGTCTGCATCGTCGTGGCGTTCATGGTCAGCACTCCTTGCACACCAATGGGTCTATCGGACGCAACGCCGACTGCGGGACGAAATACGCTTCCCCGTATCCGCCGTAGTTGGCCTTGAACTTCGGCTGCTTCGCCTCCGCAGCGAACATCCAGCCATGAATGGTGAACTCGTGCGGGCCACCCGTGACCAGCACGAACACGTCGCTGTCCCTGTCGCCGGATCGGACGATGAGGTCATAGGAATGCTTGGATCGCGTGCGGATCTGGATGCTGTCACCGACATCACCGCCCGACTTGAAGGTGTTGACACTGCCGTTCCAGTAGCGGTTGGTCGCCTTCGCGAACGCACACTCACCGAGTGCGCCGAGAATGTGGACGTGCCACTCGTTTTCGTTTGTGGGCCGGGCGTTTTGCAGACCCTTTCGCAGAGCCTCCACGTTTCGGCTTACGCCCACGAGCGCCGCTCGGCTGACCTCGAACCACTCCAGCGTTACCCGCATCGTTCTTTCCTTCCTTGAGAGTGACCCAGCCGTCCTTGTCCGGAATCGGGCTGTGGACTTCCTCCTCCTCGCCGTCGTCTCCGTCCCAGTCGATGACTCGGGCGTTCATCACATCGCCCCCTGCACCTGCTGCACGAACCGCTTGATCTGCTCCAGCGGGAACGTCACCAGCCACTCCTTCTCGTTCTGCCGGTGCAGCACCACCGGGCAGAGTTCCCCGCACTGCTCACGGGACTTCTCCATGACGGCGTGCAGGTTCAGCCCACGCTCGACCCGCTTCACCTCCAGCCACAGGTGCGGCGTGCCTGGAGAGATGAGGTCGCTGGCCGACTCCGTGCCGCTGTGCTGCTGCGACCGACGCGAGTGGGCCTGCGGCAGCAGCCGGTTCCACTCGGCCGCAGCCTCCAGTTCGCCACGCTTGCCCTTCTGTCTGCTGTTGATCGCCATGTGCTTCAACTCCTGCGGGATTCCGTTCTTCCTGCGAAACACGAACACACGCACCGGATACCGCTCCGGCTCATAGCCCAGATGACGCTTGAGACGCAGCGAAGCCAGGA